AGATGAAAATCTTGATGAGTTTGATAAAGAGTTGTTAGATGTAGAGATTTTAGAGATTAAAGTCAATATGAATAATATACAAAACTCTATCACAGGTGCTGTTCGTAAGATGTCTTTCTTCACTACACAGTACAAGAGTATTCTTAAAAAACTAGGTAAAGAAGATATTACCGAAGAAGAATATGAGAAAGAAGAATCAAGTTATCACGTTATGACTTGTTTGAAACAAGCCTTAAACGCTGCAAGAGCAAGAGGTGGCGTAATAGATGAAGGAAACTTAATCTATCTTTTTGATATGGGTATTAACTCAGCACAAGCACAGGCTGAAGTTTATGCTTATCTTGAAATGGAAAACAACATGATGAAAGAAGGCAAGGCACCTACCCATGAAATGACTATGCAATGGTTAGAGGCGTGTGCTGCTAAATTTTCTAAAGACGCAGATAAATTTGCCGAAAGAAGAGGATTTAAATTATATGACGAAGACTCACTAAACACAAAGTTATTAACAGGAGAGAAAAAAGATGGCGAACAAGATAATCAAGTATAACCTAACTGCTGGTGGAACGATTCCTACTTACATAGAAGACGGTGGATACTACCCAAAAGCAAATAGTAATGCTTCACCACAAGATTGGGATCTAATCGGTGCAACTGTTGACGGTTCATCTGAAACAGGTCTAGGTGAATTAGCAAATGCGGCTGCGATTAAAACTTATTTAGACACTTATACAAGCGATTGGACTGATGGTGTAGATGAAAATGGCGATGCTGTTGCATTTAATCAAACAACTGCTGCTAATGGTATTTGGACTAAAAAAGTATAACAATATTTAAGGAATTTTAAATGGCGAACTATCCACAATTAGATGATTGTTCAGGCGTATGGAAACTGAAAGACGTTAATAACGCCGTTTCGGGTGGATATTGGCGTGTGTTGACTAGTACAACTGGTAGAGCTTTAAACGCAGGAGGTTTTGTTCCTGGATATAGTGATGTAATAGAGCAGATTCAAATTGAATCATCAGGAAATTCTACTGACTTTGGTAATTTAAGTGTTGCTGGAGGTGAGATGGGTGCGATAGGAACTCCTACTAGAATGGTTTTTTTAGGAAGAGGTATTGAAGCTTCGCCTAATACTTCAAATATTATAGATTATGTAACCTTAGCAACTGCTGGTAATGCTGCTGATTTTGGTGATATGAGTGGTGCTACTCAAAGAACAACAGGCGTTGGCGGTAACGCAACAAGAGGAGTGTTTACTGAAGGAACAACTGATATTAACGGACTTGAATACATAACACCATCTAGCACAGGTAACACAATAACTTTTGGTGACATGACTGTTGCTGGATCATTTAGATCAGGAGTGACTTCACCAACTAGAATATGTTATGGTGAAGGTTTTCAACCAGCAACATCAAATGTCATAGATTTTGTAGAAATAGCAACAACAGGTAATGCTGTTGATTTTGGAGATTTAACAGTTGCAAGAAGAGGAGGGTCTGGTCTTTCAAGTTCAACTAGAGGTGTGTTTGCAGGAGGTATACAGCCAACAGTATTAAGTGGATTAGAGTTTATAACAATCGCCTCTCAAGGAAATGCAATTGATTATGGTGATCTAGCAAATACAAATAACAAAGGATGTGACTCAACATCTAATAGTGTTAGAGGTATTGTTGCTGGAGGAGCTCCTGCTCAAAATATCATTCAACAATTTAACATTGCAACTGGTGGTAATACAACTGACTTTGGAGATTTACTTGCTACTGTAAATGATAGTGCTTTAAATAGTGGATCTCACGGTGGTTTAAATGACGGGTATCAAGGAACACGTTTCGCAAATTTACCATTTGGAAAAATTACACCAATAGGAGTAAACTTAGGAAATATTGGTTTATTTAATGCTGGAGAAATATCAGCAGGTACAGATGTTATGGATTTTATAAACATTGCTTCAACAGGTAACGCAACGGATTGGGGAAATTTAAGTGCTACTAATGCAAATGGTGGTGCAACGGCAAGTGAAACTAGATATGTGACTAATGGTAATAACACAGCTAGTTTAGATATGAATTATGTTGAGTTTGCAAGTAAAGGAAACACAGCTCTTTTTGGTGACTTAACCGTAAGAAGACATTTAGGAGGAACTGGTGGAAATAAAACAAGAGGAATAATGTATTCAGGACAAAACCCTGATAACACTAGAGGAGACACTGCTGATGGCGCTTGTAATGTTATAGATTATATTACATATGCTACATTAGGTAATGCTACTGATTTTGGAGATGCTAATGTTGCTAGTTATTTTGCAGGAGGATGTTCTTCAGCAACAAGAACTTTAAAATTTGGAGGAATAGCAGAAGCACCTGGAACTCTTACTAATTCCATAGAATTTGTGTCAACTGCTTCAACAGGCAATGGTGCTGATTTTGGAAATTTATTAGCTGCAAATGAATCTCCAACTCTAGGTCCTATATCTAGTTCAACTAGAGGAGTTGTTGCAGGAGGAAAAGCTCCAGGAATTGTAAATGTTATTCAATATGTTACTTTAGCTTCAGAAGGTGACGCAACAGATTTTGGTGATCTAACTGCAGCGAGAGCTCAACCAGGAGGTGCTTGTAGTGCAACAAGAGGAACATTTGCTGGAGGAGAAGAACCAGCTGTTTCAACCAGAATAGATTTTGTAACCATTGCTACAACAGCTAATGCTGCTGACTTTGGAGATTTAACTATAACAGTATCAAGACATGGTGGTAACTCTAACGGTAATGGAGGATTAAGTTAATGGCAATCTGGGATATAAAAGAACGAAACGATATTGTAAGAGCGAATGATCTTACAGTTCCTACGTCTTCACAAAGAGGAATTTTTTATGGAGGAGATGTAAATACTCCTATTTCAAATATTATAGATGTTGTACAAATTAGCACAGCTGGGGACGCTGTAGATTTTGGTGATACAACAGTTGCAAGATCAGATATAGGAACAGCTGCTAATTCTATTAGAGGGCTTGGTGGAGGAGGTAGATCACCTTCTGGAACACACGATCAAATAGAATTTATTACAATTACATCTAACGGTAATGCAGCTGATTTTGGAAATTTATCGGTAACTAGAGAAGATATGAGTGGAGGAGTAACTTCAGATCATACTAGAGCTTTATTTTGTGGAGGACAAACACCTGCATTATTTAATATTGTAGATTATACAAATTTTACATCAACAGGTAATGCATCCGATTTTGGAAATTTATCTGTTGCTAGACGAAGTAGTGCGTCATGTAGTTCACCTACAAGATTTTTAGTTGCTGGAGGATCAGGAGGATCACCTGCAGCAGATGTTGATGTTATAGATATAGGAACAATACAAACTTTAGGAAATTCTGTTGATTTTGGTGATCTATCAGCTTCTAGGAGAGTTTTAGGTGGAGCTTGTAACGGTGTAAAAGCAGTTTTTGCTGGAGGTGTTAGTTCTAATGTAATAGATATAGTGACTGTTGTTTCAGCCGGAGACGCTGCAGATTTTGGGGATGCTACCGCCTCTGATACTTTACACGGAGGATTAAGCGGTGGTGATAGAGCCTTGTATGCAGGTTTTGCTAGAGGTACAGGTGGAACTATAAATGCTATTCAAATGAGCACAGCAGGTAACGCAACAGATTTTGGAGATTTAAGTGTCGCCAGACATAATGTAGGAGCACTTTCAAATGCCCATGGAGGTTTAGATTTTGATACACCTGGCTCGCAAAGACCACAATTAACTGCTTTAAATAGACCAGGACAAACACTAGGTTTGTTTGGTGGAGGAAACGATGGTCCTGCGTATTTAAAAAATTGTGAAGTCGTACAAGTTGAAACATTAGGTAGTTCATCTTCATTTGGAGATTTAACACAAGCAGTTAATAATGCATTTTCAATGTCTGGTAATAGAACAAGAGGTGTTCGTCATTCAGGATATATAGGAGGTGGTTCTCCTTACACAACAAATACTATGGACTATACAGAGTTTGCTTCACGAGGAAACTTTGCAGATTTTGGAAACGCTACTGCTGCAGGTTACGGTGCTAGTAGAGGACCATCTACAAATGATACGAGAAGTTTCTCTATGGGGTTTTATGGTAACCCCGCCAATGCAACAACAGTTGATTATTGGGCGCCAGCGACACTTGGTAATGCGGCTGACTTTGGTGATCTATCAGTTGGGGCAACTAAAGCTGCAGGTATGGCAAGTACAACTAGAGTTATTAGATACGGTTCTTATGATGTTAATACAATTGATTATCACGCAATTGCTTCATTAGGAGATTTTTCTGATTTTGGTGACGCTGTTGCTGCCATAGGTGCAGGCGAAGCTGTTTCTTCTCCAGTAAGAGGAGTTAGAGTAGGTGCTCAAAGTGCTTCAAACACTATGGAATATGTGACAATGGCTTCAACTGGTAACGGTACAGACTTTGGTGACTTGACTGTAGGAAGAAGTGATTCTGGTGCTGCTTCTAGTCATACTAGAGGAGTTATATTTGCTGGTGTTGGTTCTCCAGCAATTGTAAATACAATAGATTATATCACAATTGCTTCAGCAGGTAATGCTGCTGACTTTGGAGATACATCTTTTGCAAGAGGAAGTCTGGCAGGAATGGGAAATGGTCATGGAGGACTTGATTAAAATTAAGATTATAAATACTTATATAATATTATGAAAGGTTAGATGATGAAAAAAGATGAATTACTGACGGTGTTTCCTACACCTGTTCAGATATACAAACACGAAGATAGTATAGAAAAAGAATTAAAATACATTGAGAATATAGAGTGGACGTCACAAGTTGCTAATGGTAACTTCAAAACTAAAGATTCTTATTTAACAAAACATGAATCACTAAAGAATATAACTTCTTTCTTTAAAGAATGTATTGATGATTATTGCAATACAATAATAAATTCAAATCAAAGATTAGTCATAACTCAACTATGGGGAAATCGAAATCCAAAAGGTTCTAAACATCACGAGCACGTTCATCCTAATAGTATTATAAGTGGTGTATTTTATTTAAGACAAGATCCTAAATTACCACCAATACAATTTTCTAAAGCTAATCAACACGCTATGAAATTAGATCCTAGAAAATATAATAACTATAATGCAGAAACATTTATGTTACCGTGTGTAGCGGGAGAGTTAATATTATTTCCCTCTGATTTAAAACATAGTGTGCCTATTAATATGGGTGAAGAAGAAAGAATAAGTTTATCGTTTAATACATTTAGCATTGACGCATTAGGAAGTAAAGAAAATCTAACGCATTTAGATTTAAGGAGTTTAATGAATGAATCAAATTGAAGATTATATAATAGTTAAAAATACTATATCTAAAGAAATTTGTCAGTCTTTGATTGAAGAAAATAATAAAAAAGAATGGCGAAAACATACTTGGAATAATTATACGACAGGTGAAAATACTTCTGAATCAACAAAAGAATTAGATGTAATGAATTGTACAAAAGAACAACAAGATAAGGTTACGCCGGCTCTTATAGACGCATTGGCACAATATCAAGACATATGCTCCGTAGAAGGTGAAAAGACTGGTAATCAATGGCTTACTAAATTTAGTCCTATTCGTTTCAATAAATACGAAGTAGGTACTATGATGAGAAGACATTACGATCATATACATAGTATTTTTGATGGTAAAATGAAAGGTATTCCTATCGTATCGATTGTTGCAAATCTAAACGAAGACTATGAAGGCTCAGAATTTCATTGTAGAGGTAAAGAAATTAAGTTAAAGACAGGAGATATATTGATGTTTCCGTCTAATTTTATGTATCCTCACGAGGTGACGGAATGCACGAAAGGTACTAGATACTCATTTGTCAGTTGGGCGTTTTAAATATCTTATAAATATAAGAAAGATTTAATATATAGAGAGATTGATTAATGGCAACAATACAAAACATCACTATTGACCAGGACGCTGATTACACAGAAACTTTGACAGTCAAAGATTCTGCAGGCACAGTCGTAGATTTAACAGGAAGTACAATGACAAGTAAGTTAAGAAAAACTCATTTGTCAAGCAGTGCTACAAGTTTTACAACTGCTATCGTAAGTGCAACTGATGGTACTTGCTCAATAACATTAACAGATACAGTTACCTCAGGACTTTCTGAAGGTAGATATGTATGGGATTTAACTCAAACTGATTCAAGTGGTATAATCACTAGACGAATCGAGGGAAGAGCAACAGTCACACCAAGCGTGACTAGATAGTTATGTCAACTAAAGATTATCTTGACAGCAAATGGCCTGATCTACATTCTCAACCGACTATTGAGAAACCGATTACCGAGGTCAACGAGATTGATGAAGATATTGAGAAACAGATAAGACAACTACAAGAACAAAAATTTAATAAAGGTATTCAAAATGTATTACCTAAAGAAGTTGATCTACTTGGACATAGATTAGATAGTTTTCTTTCTACTGTAAAAGTAGAGAAACAACAACTTGAAGAAAAAGTTAAGAAAGAAGAAATTAAGATTGGCGCTTTAGAG